TTCTTGACAAGCAGGGCAAGTCTCAAGAGGCGGCGAAGATTGCTGCTGAGGCGTTAACGCAGAAATACAAAGATCAAGGCAGAGAGGTTAGCGACCTAGAAAGCATTTGGAGCAAGTTTGGTAACACTCTTAGTTCTGTTTGGGACACCATCAAGAAGATTGGGGCCAGCAAAGACCTAGAAGACCGAATAGCCATTCTGCAACGTCAACTTGCGGTAATGGTCGAGTCTCCAATGTTTTCGCCAGAAGAATCTCCGACGGCTGGAGCAACCGCAAGAGCAGCCTTACAAGCAGAACTAGATGCGCTCTTGGAAAAGAAGAGGCTTAAGGATGAGGAGGCTAAAAAGTCGCAAGAACAAACTAGACTCATAAAAGAAGAAGCTGAGTTTGGACAAAAGAAAAGGCAGTTAGCATTTGAGATTGACGAGCTAATAATAAAAAACCGCTTTAGCAAAGAGAGAGAAGCCGCTTATGAAACGCAGCGCATATATATTGACGCTGAAGAAAAGGCTTTGCTTGCCAGAAATGAAATGGGCAAAAAGGACCGAGAAGAGGCTTACAAATTTGCAGAACAGAACCAAAAAATACTGAATCAAAAGTTAATAGCTATTGAACAAGAAAAACAAGATAAGTTAAGGCAGATGCAGAAAAACGCTGCAAAAGCCAACTTGGATGCCCTGCTAGATTTGCAAAAGGAAATTGATGACGCGCAAGGCCAAGAGTTGGCAAGAAGGGATGCCGTTAACAAATCTATTGTTGAGCAATTGACTCAAGAAGGGAAAAGCCTTGAGTACGAGACGCAAAAGCTGCAACTGAAGGGAAGCCTAATCGGAGCGTCAGACCACGCACTTCAGATTGCCATGCTGGAACTTGAGACTCAAAGGAAGATCGCTGAGATCATGGCGAATCGAGACCTAAATCCTGATCAACAAAGTCTTCTTGTCTCCCAAGCCAAGCGCAACCAAGGTATGCAGGAGATGTTTATCTCTATGCAGGAAAGCCTCAAGGCAACGCAGCGAGTCTATGACGCAGTGTTCGGCAACATGGAACGTGCGCTAGAGAACTTTGTTCGTACTGGCAAGCTGTCGTTCAAAGACTTGGCTAGATCTATCATCCAAGACTTGATTGCAATAGAACTCAAAGCATCTGCCGTTACCATGTTCCAGTTCTTAAAGAGCGCCTTCTCTGGATTCACTCCTATTCTTTCTGGTGGATCAGAACTAAGCGCAACTGGCGAGATGATTCGCGGGCGCAGGGCAATGGGTGGAACAGTGTCTCCGGGAGGGCCTTACCTTGTTGGAGAGCGCGGCCCAGAACTATTTATGCCAAGATCGTCAGGCACCATCATCCCAAATAACTCACTAGGTTCTATTGGCGGCGGGCAGGTGGTCAACAACTACAATATCTCTGCTATTGATGTGAAGTCCTTTGAGGATCGAATCATGGGCAGTTCAACTGCTGTCTGGGCAGCGAACGCTTATGCCAACAAGTCTCTGGCTATCGGGCGAGGTAGAGCATGAGTTTCCAAACGATAGTCGATATCCAGCAGTCCATGACGGTGAACAACCGTAGGATGGTAGGCCAACAAACATCTCGAGGCGGGCAGATCAGAACTGCTCAGTACCTCACCGCGGTGCCTTGGGTGTTCACCATAGTTCCGCACAACTACCTGTACTACCCGCAGGTCAGAGACGTTATCCAGACGATTGACAACCTTGACCGGCAGACTCCAGCGAACATCACGTTCTCGAGCGCAAATCTGTCTTGGTTCACTGCTTATCGAGGTGGCTTGTCTGGTGTCCAGGCGGCGGCTCTGACTCTGGCTTCTGTACCCGCAGCAAACGCAACGACCATATCTATTGGGAACTTACCGGCTGTAGGATCGTCTGTAGTCGTTTTGGCGGCGGGTGACTTCATCCAACTAGGCTCATACGTTTACAAGATCACTGCGGACGTTCTAAGAGGTGGGGCGGCCACTGTGAGCGCGACTATCCATCGGCCTGTTATCGGCGTTCCTGCTACAGGCACTCTGACAGCGGTAGGCTCTGCTGTTTACTTTCCTGTGTATGCGGAACAGTGTCCAACCTATACACTCACACCAATGACTAACGGGGCCTTTGTAAACTGGGATGGTCCGTTTGTCTTCCGGGAGAACGTAGCTCCATGACCACGACAATGAACGCACTCAACAGTGCGAATATAAGACACGCTGAGTTTGTCAGGCTCCAGATTGGAAACCCTGTCACTACAACTTATTCGTTCTGCAACGCCGCGGCACCCATCACGGTATCTGGCATCACGTTTTCCAATCTTGGAATGCTGCTGAGTCTCGGGGACATTCCTCGGGACATCAAAAGCACTTCAGACGACATCACGATCAGCCTCACTGGAATTGACCCAACGAACATTGCGCTGATCCTGTCGTCAAACATCAAGGGTTCATTGGTAGAGATTTGGCGTGGATTCCTTGATTCCAACAACCAGATCATTACTAGCCCCAGTACGCAGTTCTTCAAGCGCTACACGGGAATCATCAACTCCGTAGGAATTTCGGAAGACTTCAACGATCAAGTTAGAAGCCGTGTAGCAACTTGCACGATTTCATGTACATCAATGCGTAATGTGCTTGAGAACAGAATTGGTGGGATAAAGACAAACCAAAAAAGTTGGCAGTTCTATTATTCTGGCGATACATCGATGAACCGTGTATCAGCGATTTCCAATCAATTCTTTGACTTTGGCGCTCCACCGCAGTCTGGCAGTGTCAGCAATCCTGGAGGTGGATTAACTGTTATTGACAATAATAATAATATTGAGAGTGCAGGCGCATGATCCGCTTGGCATGTAAGTTCGATGTTCCAGTCTTGACGGAGATGATGCGGAAATACGCCGCTGAGTCTCCCATTGAGATGCTGTCCCAGAAAGAGCATCACGACCACGACTACATCAAGACAATTCTGGAATCGCTTATCGTAGGTCGAGGTTTCGTTCTGGTTGATGACCAGATGAGGGGAATGCTGGCCGCAATCATCACTCCAAACTTCTGGTGCCCTAAGGTTGCAGAGATCAAGGAAGTTGCTTGGTGGGTTCACCCAGAGTACAGGAACAGCACGATTGGCGGCAGACTGTTCTTTGAGTTTGTGAAACACTCCGAGAGACTCATACGCGACAAACGTGGGGACATCGTATGTGCATCCCTTATGCACACATCCAGTGTGGAGAGTCTGCCTGGGTTTAAGAAGATTGAAACGACATTCGTTAAGGAATAAAACATGCCAGCATCAGTAGTTCTGCCAGCAATATTTGGCAATATGTTCATGGCCGCAGCGGCTCTTGGCGCAACTGGTCTTGCAGTAGCTACTTTTGCGATCAACTTTGCTGCTTCTTACATCATCACCCGCGTATTTGGCAGGCAAGCATCTAAGCAGCAAGACAGCGGGGTGAGGCAGCAAGTACCTCCGAGTTCCACAAATTGCATCCCAATCGTTTACGGTGATGCCTGGATGGGCGGCACGTTCGTTGATGCGGTTTTAACAACCGATCAGAAAGTAATGTACTATGTTCTTGCTATTTCAAACATATCGCCAAATGGACAATTTACTTTTGATAGAACAAAATTCTATTATGGCGACCGGCTAATAACATTTGATGGAGCGGACCCAACAAAAGTTGTTTTCCTGACTGATGGCGCATCAAATCCTGATGACAAAATTGCTGGCAATCTCTACATAAATCTCTATACATCAACTGCAGCGGGATCAATTACAAACGTCACTGGTACTTCTCCATCATCGTTTATGGGGGGGACTGACATTGACCCTGCCTTGCGATGGACAGGAACTAGGCAAATGAATGGATTGGCTTTTGCTATTGTTAAATTGATTTACAACAGGGATGCTGGAACTACGTCTCTTCAACCAATAACTTTCAAAGTTAAGCACGCACTTAATTCAACTGGAGTAGCCAAGCCCGGTGATGTTTTGTACGACTATTTGACGCAGCCATATGGTGGTGCCGTAACCGCTGCAAACGTCAACTCCAGTGCATGTGCTGCGCTCAATACCTACTCAGACGCAACGATCACCTATACGCCTTCTGGTGGAGGTTCAGCGACCCAGGCCAGGTATAGGATTAACGGAGTCATTGACACTGGCAGATCGGTACTTGACAACGTAGACAAGATTTTGACTTCTTGTGATTCATGGTTATCTTATCAAGCAACTACAGGCCAGTGGGCTCCAATCATTAACAAGGCAGATTCCACAGGTTTTGCGTTCAACGACAGTAACATTATTGGGAATATAAGCGTATCTGTAGTTGACCTCGCTTCATCTATCAATCAGATTGAAGTTTCTTTTCCATTTAAGGAAAACAAGGATCAACCAGAATACGTTTTCCTTCAAACACCATCAGGTCAACTTTATCCAAATGAGCCGGTAAACAAATACACGACCAGTTTTGATTTGGTCAATGATTCCGTACAAGCCACCTATTTAGCTAATCGAATCCTTGAGCAAGCCCGTGAAGACCTGATCGTATCTT